CGGACGCACAGCGCTGAACAGGTTGCCGAGCTGGCGGGGCTTATCCGTGAATATGGCTGGACGAACCCCGTTCTTGCCGAGATCGACGGCGACGGCATGATCGTTGCGGGGCATGGCCGCATATTGGCGGCTAAGCAGATTTACGCAGATGGCGGCGTTATCCGCCTGCCCAATGGCCGCCCGCTACCTAACGGCACCGTACCCGCGATTGATTGCGCGGGTTGGAGTGACGCCCAGCGCCGCGCCTATGTGATTGCGGATAACAAGAGCGCCCTTAATTCCGGCTGGGATGAAAAGCTATTGGCGCTTGAGATTGGCGAGCTGCAAGCGGAAGGCTTTGACCTTGGCTTATTGGCGTTCAGCGAAACGGAAATCAACAGCCTGCTTTCCTTAGAGGCGGGCGACGTGGCCGAAGAACCGAAAGACACGGGCGCGCTATCGCGCCGCTTCGGTGTGCCGCCCTTTACAATCCTAAGCGCCCGCGAGGGTTGGTGGCAGGAACGCAAACGCGCATGGCTGGCGCTGGGCATCCAGAGTGAACTTGGGCGTGGCGAGGACGTAAACGCCCCCGACACGTCATTCAAAAATCAAGACAAGCTGGCCGCATTCAAAAAGCAGAAGCGCAAGCCAAACGCTGTACCGGGCGGGGCACCAATGCCGCTTGACCGCAGGAAGGGCGCTTAAATGGCAAAGGGCAAAGCCCGCACGTTTGGGCAGGATTTAATGCGCGGGGAGCATATCGTGGGCAAATCGGCAATCCCCGGCGGTGGGACGGGGCCAAATTCGGCTTATAAGTTCAAAACCGCTGACGGGTATAAAACTTTAAAAGAGACAAGCGCTATCGAGGCGGGTTTATCGTTCGGTAAGATGCCGAATTATGACGGTTCAGACCGCACGATTACAGGAACTAGCATCTTCGACCCCGTACTTTGCGAACTGGCATATCGCTGGTTCTGCCCGCAGGGCGGCACGGTGCTTGACCCATTCGCGGGCGGCAGCGTGCGCGGCATTGTGGCTTCGGTGCTTGGCCGTCAATATGTCGGCGTTGAATTACGCCCCGAACAGGTTGCGGCGAACAGGGCACAGGCCGCGCGTATATGCGAGGAAAACGCCCCCGTTTGGCATGTGGGCGATAGCCGCGACATTGAACAGATTGCAGAGGGCACGCAGGCCGACTTTGTGTTTTCCTGCCCGCCCTATGCCGACCTAGAGGTTTACAGCGATGATGCGCGCGACCTATCCACGCTGGGTTATGCGGAATTTCGTTCGGCGTATGAAAAGATCATTGCGGCGACGTGCGCGTTATTGAAGCCCGACCGCTTCGCCTGCTTTATTGTGGGCGATGTGCGGGACGCAAAGGGTTTCTATTACGGCTTCCCGTGGCACACGATTGACGCTTTCGAGAAAGCGGGTTTGCGGCTTTACAATGAAGCCGCGCTTGTTACCGCCGCAGGTTCATTGCCTATCCGCGCGGGCAAACAATTCGCCACCACGCGGAAGCTCGGCAAGACACATCAGAACATACTTGTGTTCGTGAAGGGCGACCCCCGCAAGGCCACAGAGGCGGTGGGCGAAGTTGAATTTGGCGAGATTGACGAGGCATTTGAAAATGACGTGGCAACCGCGCCATTGGTGCGCGACCAGCGCGAAGACTTCACCCCTGCCGCAACGCCGATTGAACAGTATGGCGACATTTGGTTGAAGCGCGATGACCTATGGATGGTTGCTGGCGTTCCGGGTGGCAAAGTCCGCACTTGCTGGCACTTGGCACAGGGTGCGCAGGGGCTTGTCACAGCAGGCTCACGCGCTTCACCGCAGGTGAATATCGTTGCGCATATCGCGCAGCGGCTCGGCGTTCCGTGCCGCGCACACGTCCCTTCCGGCGCACTATCGCCTGAGGTGCTTTCCGCGCAGGAAGCGGGGGCTGAGATCGTGCAGCATAAGCCGGGTTACAATTCGGTGATTGTCGCGCGGGCGCGGGATGATGCAGCCGAACACGGCTGGGTTGAAATCCCCTTCGGCATGGAATGTGCGGAGGCTGTCAATCAAACGCGGCAGCAAGTGCGCGACTTCCCTGTCGGGGTGCGCCGCCTTGTCGTCCCCGTCGGTTCCGGCATGTCGCTGGCGGGCATCCTGTACGGCTTGAAAGATCAAGGCATAACCTTGCCCGTCTTGGGCGTGGTTGTCGGTGCAGCGCCTGAAAAGCGTTTAGACAAGTACGCCCCCGCCGATTGGCGCGAAATGGTTGAGCTTGTGAATGCGGGGATTGATTACCACACTGAAGTCAACGCCAGCATAGGCGGCGTGCGGCTAGACCCGCACTACGAAGCTAAGTGCAAGCCGTTTTTGGTGTCGGGCGATATGCTTTGGATTGTGGGGATACGCAGCACGGCGCTTTAGCCGAGGTTGAACTTAGCTGACATTGCGGAAAGCGCTTCGGAAACGAGCGCTTCCGGGTTTTTGCCGAGCTGCTGATAGAAGGAAGCGTTCTTGTGTGCGTCCCAACCTCGCTGAAACACCTTGGTTTCCGGCGAGCGGTCGAAGAATTTGCTGGCGATGCGCAGTGCGCCGATTTTATCCCCGCGTTCCCATGCTTGGCGCAGGTCGTCGGTTTTGGATTGCAGCGGAACGATTGGCTTTTTCATCTTAAATATCCGTTTCGGCGGTGCCGTTTTAATCAATGGTCAAACGATAGCTTGATGCAATCCGCTTGTCCAGCCGATGTTTGGAAATTTTGCATAAATGGCAAGAATGGCGGCAAAGCATACCCCGGAAGCGCAAGCAAAAGCGCTTAAAGCCCAGCCCGCGCCGGATACCGGCAAGCAAAAGGGCGGCGTCACTTACATTGACGTTCAAACGGCGGGCGCGTTGCTTGAGCTGCACCCGGAGCGGGTGCGCCAGCTTGTAAAGATGGGCTATATCGAGCGGCACGGGCAAGGGCAGTATGTGCTTGTAAACGTGGTTCGCGGTTATATCCGGTATTTGCGCGAAGAACGGGAAAAAGCTACGGCAACGCACGGCAAGAACAAAGCGCAGGAAGCACGGACGCGCGAGATTGAGCTTAGGATTGCCCGCGATCAAAACAAGCTGATTGAAACCGAAGAAGCGATTGAGGTTTTAGACGAGATTATAGGCTCGCTAAAGTCTGAAATGATTGGATTGCCCGCGCGTTTGACGCATGACGTTGAGCAGCGGCGTGTTATTGAAGCGGAAATAAATGCAGCCTTCGCCCGAACAGAGGCAAGTTTCCAGCAAAAAGCATCTGCTTTACGCGAGAGCGGCGAAGCTGTGCAAACCGACCGAACGGACGACACCTGACGCATGGGGCGCGGCCAACCGCATTTATGCGCCGCACGCTGGCGTTCCCGGCCCGCGCGACCCTTTCCTTACGCCGTACGCCGTGCCATTTGGCCGTGCGGTGGCGGCGGGCACGCACCGCCGCGTTGTATTCGTGATTTCCGCCCAAAGCGGGAAAACAGAAACGATTTTTGACATAATCGGGCAGCGCATGGATCAAGCGCCTGCCCCTATCCTGTATGTCGGCCCGAATAAGCAATTTCTGAACGAGCAGCTAGAGCCGCGTATTGTTGAGCTGTTGGACACCCCCACCCTGCGCCGCAAGCGCGCGGGCGCAAAGCGCATGACAAAGACGCGCAAACTGATTTCAGGCGTGCCGCTAAGGCTGGCGCACTCCGGCTCAACAACCGCGCTTAAGTCCGACCCCGCCGCGCTGGCGATTACGGACGAAGCCGACGAGCTTATGGCAAGCGTGCGCGGGCAAGGCGACCCAATTGGTTTGGTCGATGCACGCGGCGACACGCACAAAGATTTTGTTCACGCCATTGTTTCAACGCCGTCCGTGGGGCCGTCAGAAGTGGAACGCGACCCGGTAAGCGGCTTGGAATTTTGGGCGCAGCAGGAACCGACCGATGTGCATAGCAAGGTGTGGACGCTTTGGCAGTCCGGCACCCGCTATCATTGGGCTTGGCCCTGCCCGCACTGCAATGAGTATTTCGTGCCCCGGTTCTCTTGCCTTGCCGTACCCGGTAAGGATTGGACGCGGGTATCGCCCAGTGAAGCAAAGGCGAAATCGGCGGTGATCTGCCCGCGTAACGGCTGCATCATTGACGACGACGCGGAGGGTAGAACCAAAGCGGAAATGAACCGCAGGGGCGTTTACGTTGCCCCCGGCCAGACGATTGACGAGGACGGCAACGTTTGCGGCGAGCCGCCGCAAAGCGCAACAATCTCCTTCTGGGTTTCCGGCCTGTGCAGCCCCTTCGTGAATTGGGGCGAACGGGCATTGCGCTATGTGGAAGCGCTGCGCTCCGGCGATAACGCCTCAATCCAAACCGTTATTAACGCGGGTTTTGGCGAGCTTTGGGCACCGCGCGGCGGTGAAGCGCCCGAATGGGAGGAAGTGCAAAAGTGCTGCGTTCCGCTTATCCAGCGGCGTACCCTTCCCCCCGGCGTGGTGTTCATAACCGCTGGCGTTGACGTGCAGAAGAACCGTCTCCCCTACGTTATTCGGGGCTGGGGCGCGCGTTCGGAAAGCTGGCTTTTGGATAGCGGCGAGCTGTGGGGCGAAACCGAGCTTGACGGCGTTTGGGCCGACCTTGCGAACCTACTTGAGCAACCCATTGAGGGGATGCACATAAGGCGCGCTTTTGTCGATGCTGGGTTCCGGCCCGGCAAAATGGACATGGTGCCGGAGCACAAGGTTTACGAGTTTGCACGCCGCAACGCGCGGATTGTGCGGGCCAGTAAGGGCTTTGACCGCCGCGACACCCCGCTTTCTGTGAAGCGTATTGAGGTTACGGACAAGGGCAAGCAAGCCAAGTTTGGGCTTGAATTGGTGCGCTTGGATACGGACTTTTTCAAATCGTGGGTGCATTCCCGCATACGCTGGCCTGACGACCAGCCGGGCGGGTGGCACCTTTTCGCGCCGCAAAGTGCGGACTATCCCGACGGCGTAACCGAAGATTATTGCCGCCAGATTGTCAGCGAAAGCCGTGTGCGCAAGCCCTCCGGTGGCTTTAGCTGGGTGCAGCTATCGCGGAACAACCACATGCTTGATTGCGAGGCGTTGGCTTATGCCGCCGCCTACATGACGGGCGTGCAGCGCATACCGGACGGCATGGTTATGCCGCCCCGCCCCGCGCTGGTAACGCCCGCGCAACCCCGAACAGAACCGCAGCCGCAACGGGCGGCGGCTAACGCGCCGCCGAAACGCACGGCGAATTGGCTTGGCCCTAAGCGGCAAGGATGGCTCTAAATGTCTGAATACACCGCCGAGATTGCGGCCATACGCGAAGCGATTTCGTCCGGGGTGCGGCGCGTTCGCACGCG